AACTCGCCGGTCACAGGCTCGGCTACGAGCTGGGCAAGGCAGACCCCGCCACGGCTCAGATTGTCGCCAAGGCCGCCGACGGCATTATCCAGACCATCGAGACGGGGACCACGGCAGAGGCCCTCAGTGTACTCCTGCAGGAAGGGCTGGCGAAGCTCGCGGCGGGCTATCAGAACGACCCGGCCCTCGCGGCAGAGGTGGCCATCGTCGCGGAGTTGGTGATTTTCAAGGGTAGCGAGGTCAACGTGGACGCCTATAAGATTTACCTCGCTCAGATGAAGGCCGGGATGGAGGGCTACAAGATGGGCTATGCCCTCGCGCTGCTGGTGGCGGCGAAATGAACGACCTGACCGTCTACCACTCCGTCAAGGCGCAGCTGCAGACAGGGGACCTGCTGATGTGGTCGAGTGACCGGCTCATCGGCAAGGCGATCCGCTGGCGCACCCTGTCCGAATACTCCCATGCGTCCCTGGTGATTCGCCTTGCGGAGTACGAGGGAACGGAAGGGCGCCGGTTCACCACGGAGGCCCTTGCGGACGGGGTTGTGCTGAACATCCTCTCGTCCCGTCTCGCCAACTACGACGGCCGCGTGTGGTGGTTCCCGCTGGACGAAGAGAAATGCAAGGTTAAGCGCTCCCATGTCGGGGAGTGCGCCCTGTCCTTTATCGGGACCCCCTACGACTATCAGAGCATCCTGCGGCTGTGCCTTCGCAGGGTATCGACGCAGATGGACAAGCTCTTTTGCTCGGAATACTGTGCGGTCTGCTACGGTCTGGGAGGCGAGGCCCCGACCCCGGCGGACATGCCGAAACTCGGAATCTTCAAGGAAGCAGTGAGGCTGATATGAACGAGATCCTGGAACGAGTGAAGGACATGAAGAGCACGCTGCCGGGCACGTTGGTCCTGCTCGGCTCCATCGTCGTGATCTTCAAGGAGGCCGTTGCGGAAGTTGTGCAGTGGATCGCCGGGCTCGGATACACCCTGACCCCGGACGGGGAAAAGCTTGTTTCGGTGCTCGTCGCCGGGATCGGGCTTTACCTGATATTCGGGGCGGGCGGGAAGAAATTGTCCACCCGGGTCATCCTCAAAGACAAGGAATAGCCCATGGCTACCAACATCAGCGAGATCTCAAGGAGAGTTGCGCCCGACGTCATGGGGTGCCCGAATGTCCTCATTGACGAGGCCGTCCTGCGGACCCTCATCAAGTTTTGCGAGGAAACACACATCCTCGAGAAGGCTTTCGAGCATGATGTGGTCTCGACGGACATCGTGGCCGCGGACAACGATTCGGTGAATGTGAATCTCGCCACTTACATCACCGATGGACGGCCGATCCTGCTCACGCAGTTCAAGATCGACGGTGCCGATTGGGACGCCCAGGAGATCAAGCTCCTGAACGACCAGGACGACCTCGACGAAATCTCCATCTCGGGCACGAAGTTTTTCACCTGGCCGGATACGACGCACATCAAGTTCTACGGCATCGAGGCCGAGGACCAGCGGTTTTTCATCAAGCAGGTCTTTGTTCCCCTCGATACCGCGACGACCATGGACGACGATCTTTACTACAGATTCAGAGATGTGATCGCAGCCGGGGCCCGGGCGAGGCTCATGTCCATGCCCAGGAAGGATTGGACGGACCTGATCACGGCCGCCAAGAATCTTTCCGAGTACAACGACGGGGTTGCCATGGCGAGGATCAAGAAAGACCACGGCATGACGAGGCGCAGCCAAAGTGTGAAATCTATGAGGTTTTTCTAATGCGGATCCGGCAGAACTTCTTTTCTGGCGAGCGCCCCCGGGTGGCCACGCACCTGTCCAAAGAGTATGAGGCGCAGATCGTGGAGAACTGCGATCTTTCCCGCGGGGATCTCCGGCCGTTCCGGGCTAATGCCAGAACCCAAAACCTCACGGAATCCGGCACGCTCAAGACCCTATACCAGTGGAAGAAATCCGGTGATGATGAGTGGATCGTCCATGCCAACGAGCTCGATTTCGCCCGCAGCCCGATTGCAGGCGAGGCCCACGATCGCGTCTACTTGACGGGCATGACCGAACCCCGGGTACTCTCGACACACATCTTGAGCGCGACCTTCGATTTCTCGACCGACTATTACAAGTTGGGCGTCCCGGCGCCGGAAGCGGCCCTCACGATCGATTCAGGCTACACGCCGGGGTCTGACTATCGAGCTTACATCTACACCTATGTAGTCAAGCTCGACACCACGGACGCTGAAGAGGGGCAGAATTCGGCCATTGCCTCCATCACCGATTACGGCTCGGGGGATGTCACGCTTTCCGGGTTCACGGAACCCCCGGCCAGCCGATCCATCGGGAAGATCCGGATTTACCGGACGGCCGCGTCAACATCGGGGGTTGCGGAATTCCTCTTTGTGGGGGAATTCGACACGGCCGGCGTGGATTTCAGCACATACACCTTCACGGACGACGTTGCGGATTCCGCCCTCGGGGAAGCGTTCACCTGCGAGGATTGGGCCCCTCCTCCTGCAACCCTTGCCGGATTGATCGCCCCCGACGGCGGATCATTGGCCGGGTTCGTCGGCAACCGCGTCTACATCTCGGAGCCCTTTCTTCCCCATGCCTGGCCGTATTCCTACCCCGTCGATTCCACGATCGTCGGGCTTGGCTACATCGGGAACACCATTGTCGTGCTGACAGACGAGTTCATTTACCTCATGTCCGGCACGGCCGACGCCATGAGCACCACGAAGCTCAACGGCCGGTATCCCTGCAGCTCGAAGGCTGGCATCGTCTCCTGTGAGCTGGGGGTACTCTTTCCCTCAGAAGAGGGCATCGTCCTGGTGACGCTGGACGGGCCGAAGCTCTTTTCCTACGACTACTTCACGGGGAAGCAATACCAAGCCAATTACAGCCCCTCGGCGATCCGGGCCGTGTACCACGGCGGATATTACTTCGGATTCCACAACAACGGGGCGTTCCTGATCAACACCCGGGATATGTCCCTATGCCGGATGACGACCTATCCGACAGCGGCCGCCCCGCATGTCTCCCTGGCGGATAATCAGCTCTATTTCATCTCCCAGGATTACGAGGGCGACAACGCGATCTATGAATTCGAGGGGGAGACAGAATCCTACCAGCAATACCGCTGGCGCTCGAAGGAGTACCTTCTCGGGGTCCCGACAAGCCTGTCCGCCGCCCGGGTGATCCGGGACGTCTCGGAGTACGTCGCCGAAAACACGGAGACCTTCGACGAGGAAGACGACGGGGTCGGCGGCGTGGTGAACGCGTATCCGCTCAACGAGGCCACCCTGAACGACGACGGGGCAGCCCTGGTCTATCTCGGCGTCACGTTCAAGTTCTACGGCGACGGGGTGCTTTTGCTCGAGAAGACCATATCGGATAACGAGGCTTTCCGCTTGCCCGCCGCGAACGCCTACAGGCGGTGCTACTTCGAAGTGAGCGGAGACATCCCGGTTGTCGACGTGGCCATAGCGCCTTCCATGGAGGAGCTTGATGTCGCTGCTTAGACCGCAGAGGTTCGGGAAGGTGCCTGACGGCCTGACGTCGTATCACAGGGAATTCCTGCAGAGGGTGAGCGATGCCGTGGCCATCCTCATCGGGGCCAAGAAGTCATCGACTGACACGACGTACCCGCCCCGCAGCCAGGCCGTCACCTGGGGGGATTTCGAAGCCGTGACGGAGTATGCAGATAACGCAGCGGCTTTGGCGGGCGGGCTCAAGGCCGGGGACCTCTACCGTACAGGCGACGCATTAAAGGTAGTCCATTAAGATGAAAGAATACAGGCTTTTACCATACACGGCCATCGACGGAATCCCGACCTTCGCAGATTCCTTCATCCGGGGTCTCTTCGAGAGGATGAGCCAGGAGGGCCTTGTCGAGCGGGTGTTTTATGACGGCACCGTGTCAACGCCCGATCAGTTCCTTCTGACGATGAAGCACGGCATGAATCGTCTTTTCGTGGTCGAGTTCGGCGGGGAGATTGCCGGGTTCTGCTGGCTCAATAATTTCACCCTGCGAACCGCCGAGTTTCACTTCTGCTTTTTCGAAAATCTGCGCGGGCAGGATGCCGTTGATGTCGGGAAGAGCATCATCAGCGCCATGCTTGCCATGGAGGACGGGAGGGGGAATCCGTTGTTTGACCTGCTTTTTGGAATGACGGCGGTGGACAATACGCCGGCTCGGTTCTGGTGCAAGGCAATGGGATTTGGATACCTCGGCATGTTACCGTCGGCCGCGTGGAACGCCGAGCTGCAGCAAAGCGTGGCGGCGCATTACTGGTACGCCGAAAGGGGGAAGTGGAATGGGTAAGAAGGGCGGCAGCTCGCAAACGACGACCACCAACAATTACGATCCGGTCTACAATGCCAAGATGGCGGCAATCGCTGAGCGGCAGCAGGAAATGGCCGAAGATCAATGGGATATGTATAAGACATATTTCCAGGACTACGAGATTTCTGTTGCCCAGGCCAACAAGGATCTTCTCCCCTATATGACCGATTCAACGCGGGAGCAGCTCCAGTACCAGACCGAAGCGGCGGCCGCCAACCGAGAATTGATCCCGGCGGCAACGGCACTGAACAAGAAGGAACTCGAGGGGCAGCTCCCGGTCGCCGAGAAGTATTACAGGGAAGCCCTCGAGGGCGTAGACGTCGGGGAAA